CTTAAAGAGGGATTCATACCTCTCCAGAGCAGTAATCAAGTGAGGGTTTGGCAATCTTGCAAACCAACTCACGATAGCCGCCGCGTTCAGGATATCCTGATCGCCCCACACAGCCACAGGCTTTCCAACATCCATCAATTGGAGCAGGAAGTCTGTGTTCGCGACTAAGAGAAACCTAAGTCTCTCACCCCAATGACTAGTGGCAGGTTCACTGCCAATGGCCTTAGGGAATAGTCGAGAAAGAATATCATCCTGGTCGGATGATAGAGTAATCTCAATTTCCTCCTTGTAGGTATAAGGAATCACACTCTTATATAAGAGCTGATTCACTCTACTTCCAGGGAATTGAGGGCGTAGTGGTCTGACACTAACCTCCGAAAGGAGGTCAAGGTAGGGCAAAAGTCGGTCCGAATAGGATTTCCCTTCCGGATTCCAACCAAAGCCATACGGTTCAGGGAGTTCCGAAATCACTGCTAAAACCTTCCTCTGACGAGGTTGGAATAGCCGTAAAGATTTCGGTCCAAGTTGACGAGCAATATCGATAAAAGAATTATCGTTACTGCCTTTAAACTTGTACCCTCTCAAAACGTAATCAGGAAAGATTACGCGGCTGAGAAACTCAGCACAAGAAGAAGACACTAAAGTCTTCTCTTTTGAGATGGGAACCCCTAGCTGTTCCATGATCAAATTGTAGGCAATGGCTGCATCTTCATCGAAGATGACAATATCATCACCTACCATGGCATACTCAGGACGCTTATTCAGCGATATGAATATGCCACAAATGATCATATGGTGCAGAAGGAATGCGCTAGCAAAACTAGGTCCTAAACCTAAAGGTTGACCTACTGTCCAATTGAGATAATTCCCAGTTGGAGGTAGGAGGGTCTGTGATTTCTCAGAGACCCAGGACCTTGGAAACTCCCAATCACCTCGAGAGACATCAGAGAAGAGAGATATCCACTTTTCAGGGATACCAAACCTTCTCATCATGTACTCTTGAAGTTCCAAGGGCAAGTTATCACTTGCATTCGAAAGGTCATAACAAAATGCCTTTCTACCTTCGGCCAACATGTTTTGAACATGTCGGACGCCAGCGTCTTGGTCAAAGACAAAGTCGTTGGGGAACTTCCGAAGTGTTTCGAAAAGAGCACGTTTTAACGGCATAAGAGCTAATTGGTAAACCCGATAAGGGTTTGCAATTACCCTAGCCTTATAACCGGGCTCTTGAAGGATTCCAATCCTTCCCGACAAAGGAAGTGTCTTGCTATTGTCAACTGTCCACACCATCGTCTTGATGACCTTTTCGAAACCCTTTATAGTTCCAGAAAAGATCTCCTCATGTTTTGATAAGACTTTTGGTCTTAAAGCCAAAACCATGAGAGAGTTCACAGCTCCATCTTCTTCCGAAGAAGACTGAAGGAACTTAGAAGGATCAGGTGTCCTCCTACTAGGAGAGCCCTTGAATTCAATCAAAGGATCACCAGATGAACCGCGGACGGGAACAAACTCCAGCCCTGTGGAAAAGACATTCTCGATCATAACCTGGCATGCAGCAATTGCTTGCCGATCAGGCTCAGGTCGCCGAACACTTGTTATGAACTTAGTAAACTGTTTATCAGTCATCCTAAGTCCATGCTTGGTATATACTAATTCAGTATACACCATCAAGGCGTTCCATGACTTAAAGAGTCTCTTTCGAGAGAACTTCCACAAAATGTGAAAAGGTCCCTTTGGAGAACCATCTTTATGGATGGAAACCCAGGGATACTCAACATGTGAGCCAGCAAGGTGATGAAGAAACATTAGCTTCAGCTTTTTAAGCCGAGCCACTGCTTCCTCCTCCCCATTGTTAACCACCCATTTTTCAATGAGGGTTACAATCTGTTTGGCCTCACGAGGTTGGAGACCAATAGCTTTAAGCCTAAGGATAGCATGGGATTGGTTAAAAACCATGTCATGCCCCTTTCAGGTACTGACATCCGGCACTATCTCTAGTGTGCAAGATCCACTCGCACGACCAAGCCCC